AGGAGCTCCACCAATGGTTCAAACTGGAAGACTGTTTGCTAGCCTCACCGGAGCTACCGCATCATTTGAGACCATGACAAATACATCCATAACTGTTGGCACAAGTGTTGAGTATGCAAAGTTTCATCAATATGGGACAACAAAAATGGCAAAACGAAAAATAGTTTTTGAGCCACCTTTGTTTGCAAAAAAACTTGGCGCTGATACTTTGTCGTGGATTTCACGAGGGGAAATTTTGTAATGTCGACAGAGCTAATGTATGGGGCTCAGTTTGCAAAGTCTTTTGTAACTGAATATTTAAAACTTGATATACCTTTGCGTTTAAATAGATATAGAAATGGCTGGAATATAGATGACATAACCCTTCCAAATCCAGCAGAGTATTTAACTTATGAACCATTAGTTTTGGATAATTGGCCAACAATCATTACTGTTGCAATATCAACGCGTTCATTTGCTCGTTCAGGCTATGCATATGCGGAAGGAATGGACCCGTTATACAAAGTTTCTTATTCAATGCGCACATATGTTTGGGTTAGAACCGAAGGCTCTAAGGAAACAACAGAAATGAGAGACAGATTAACGACAGTTGTTAGGTCGGCACTTCTTGATTATCCGTGTTTAAAACGAAGCGATGCCTTGCGAGAAGCGCGAATTGAAGAAACTACAATGGTGGAAGAGTTTTCAGATTTAACCCTCCTCAAGGGAGATAGGGTTCTTGCGGGAGCATATATTGGATATGAATTATCTATTGACGAAGCAATTACTAGGGCCAATATTGCAGATGAGGTTCTAGAATTTGGTTTAAGTTTGGGTCAAAATCCACTAAACTCGGCAATACTTAATTTTGATAATTCAGGGAGCGTTAGTATTTCATGAATCTAGATAAAAAATTTATTGGCTTAGAATCTGAACAGGTTGAACTTAGTTCAATTTATTCTGAATTAATTCAAGTTCAAAACACTACCAACACTATGATTCAAGCATCAAAAGGTCATTACATGTTGGGTCGTTCTTTTGCTTTAGTTGACCCGAATGATGAAATGGTAAAAAATCTACTTGACAAAAAAATACTTATTGAAATTCCTGTCACTGTTGTTTCGAACAAAAAACTAAAATTAGAAAATAAAAAACTTCAATCTCGAAGAAGTAAAGAAAAACAACAAACAATTGAAGAAAACAAAAAAATAGAAAATTTGAGTAAGTTATTTACCCCCGACTGACCAAACATACGCCAAAATAGGTAGTTAGTCGGTATAATTTCAGTAGTCTCATATGAATTAGTTCCTATTTAGGGGACGGAGGAAAAATGCCAGGCATAGTAGTCACAACTGCGGTCCGTACCGGTCCAGCAAATACTCAGACAGCGGCTACCGCAACAATGTTTGTTGCCGGCGTGACCGAGCGTGGACCTGACGGCACATCGCATCTTGTAACGAGTCTTTCAGATTACGAGGATATTTTTGGTGATTACATTTCAACTGGGTACGTACATCAAACTATCGAAACATATTTTGAAGAAGGCGGCGCTCGCGCTTATGTTTCAAGAGTTGTAGACGAAAGCGCCGTCGAAGCATCTAAAAGTTTATTAGATTCAGCTGGTACTGCTTGCATTAACCTTTTAGCATCCGGAACCGGAACTTGGGCTAACAATACAAGCGGCACTTTGGGTCTGTCTGTGCAAGTAGAACAACCAAGTGCAAGTGCAAGCTTTAGGCTTAAATTTAGATTAAATGGAGCCACTACTCCGGTATTTCAGACCGCGATACATACATCAGTAGAAACAGCAATTGAAGAAATTAACAACAATCCAACAGCAGCTTTGTATGTTACGGCAACTGCTGGCGCTTCTTCAAATATCCCAGCAGTTCTTGCAGCAAGCTATTTTTCGGGCGGCACAAACGGTAGCACGCTCGTAGATGCTGATTTGGTAACTGCTCTAGATACATTCGTTTCAAATCTTGGACCAGGAGCAGTGTGCGCTCCGGGTTTCACATCCGAAACAGCAAGAAACGCTCTGCTTGGACATGCTGCCGGTAATAATCGAATCGCTATTATGTCTTTTGATAAAGAGACCTCTGTGAGCACAGCAATCAGCGAAGCTGCTTTGCATACTTCCGTAACAGATGCATCTTCGAATGAAATTTCTCAGTTTGGTGCTTTTTATTACCCTTGGGTAAAAATTCCATCAGGCTCTCTGACAACAGTAATTCCACCAGACGGATACGTATGTGCTAAACGCGCAAAAGTACACAACCAATATGGTGGATGGAATCCATATGCTGGCGAGAGAACAGAAGCAAATTTTGTTACAGGAGTATATTCCTCTCTATCAAAAACTGATGGCGATAACCTGGACGAAAATTTCGTAAATGCAATCCGATTAATAAACAACGGAGTTCGTATATACGGAGCTCGTTCAGTATCTTCTGATACAAGCAACTTTAGATTTATTATTGCTCGTGAGGTTCTTAACCAAATTACCTACGAAGCTGAAGTAGCACTTGAGGCTTTGTTGTTCTTGCCAATTGATGGTCGTCAATCAACATTCTCTCGAGTTGGAGCCACACTTGTAGCTATCATGGACAGAATTCGTACAGGTGGCGGATTGTATGAAGCCTTTGATGCAAATGGTAAGCAAATTGACCCTGGCTATACAGTGCAAGTCAATAATGCAAACAACCCAGTATCTCAACTGGCAACTGGTGTCATTAAGGCTAAAATTGGTGCACGGGTTTCTTCAATCGGTGACACAATTGAAGTTGAAATTACAAAATCTAATCTGACATCAACTTTAGTATAAATAAATAAGAACACGGAGAAATTATGGCTTGGACAGGTAAATTAGCACAAAGACAAATTATCGCCGAAATTACACCACTAGCAACTTCTGTTCCGAAAGGACCAGAATTGAGTGGATATTTCGCTCAGGTATCAGGTGGCGAAATCACAGCTGCAGTTGAAAAAATTTACGTTGGCGGCGAGCCTTTTCCTGAAGTTCTTTGCGCCCCATCGGAGGTCGGCGACATTACCCTTACCAAGCATTACGACACCGAATTGCGCACTGTTCTAAAGCAAGCCAGATTAGTCGTTGGTCGAGCTTATTATGAAATTAAAATCTATGATGCGGATTGCGACATAATGAATCGCCAGTCAGAGCGAGTTTATTCTAAAGCTCTTCTTGTTGGTCTTTCGGAGCCAGAAGGTGATGCCTCATCTGGTGCGCCAGCGACAATTGCTCTAACATTTGCTATTTCTGGTTTCCCAACACAAGCTTAATCAATAATTAAATAATTATTGACATCCGCCGTGGCGGAGTACTCACTGCTAGTGTGAGTCTTATGGCAAAAACAAATCTTTACTCCGAAACAGACGAATCTGACAACTTTGATAAAAATGAATTGTCGGAAGATTCTGATAATGTCCTTGACCAACTCACTGCTGTGATTAGCAAAAAAGTGACTCGTCCCAATATATTTATTAACGTCCCAGAACGCCCAGGCGTTACTTTGTTAATTAGTCCAAACATTACTCAACAGCAAATTAAAGCTTGGCAAAAAAATGCTGGCATGGATTCAAAAACTGGACTTGATGCAACAAAATTTGCTTGTCAAGTTATTGGCCATACTACAAAAGGCATTTTTATGAATAACGAAGAAGTTCTTGAGGGGGGAAAGTCGCTTGGTTTTGCTTCACCATCAATTTTAAAAATGACTGAAGCATCACGAGCACTACCAGATGCAGTTCAGAAATTTTTTGGGTTGGACCCACATGTTGAATCAGCAGCATTAACAATTATTGACGCCGCTGGCTACGGAGATACGGTAGAGCAACAAGAAAACCCTATGAATCCGTCCTCGGAGAACTAACCAACGACAATCGAGTCGTAACAGCTGCTCGATTGGGCGAACTGTTCGGGACGGACCCAATAAAGTTACTCGATTGTTCTTTTGAACAATGGCTAATACGCCTTGCCTGTGCTAAAGTAATTGAGGCAGACCGTGAAGCAGCTGAGCGTAAATCTCAGGGGTTTTAGCGATTTATTTTTATTACCTAGGTAGAGGTCATGGCTGACGAGCGCGTAAATTTAAAAGTCGACATTGACGTTACTGGTGATAGTCAGTTAGCTGCTGCCGCAGCCAAACTGACAGCTTTTGAAGCCGCTTCTAAACGTTTAGAGACTAGAACCAATCGGCTCTCCGGTGCAATGGGCAAATTTAATGTCCATATGACTCAAAGCAAAAAGGGTGCGCTTCAGTTTACAAAACAGCTTACATTACTCGAAAGAGTAGGTGCAAAATTTGTTAAATCAGCCAGATTGATGTTATACAGCGTTATTGCTTTAGGCATTGAATTTGGTGTTTCTGCCCTTTCTCTTGCAAGCGTTAATGCTTTGTTTGCCGTAGGAAAATTTGCCATGCAAGCATACAATTATGGCATGCAGGCCCTTGCTGGGACTGTTGCTGCCCTAGGTGTTGCGGCAATTGCTGCTGCGGCCGCATTTAAAGAATTTCAAGCAGCACAATTTCAATATCGCTATAAAGATTCAAAAGAAGTTGGTAGCGCTTTAGACCAGTCTGCAGCCGGCTTAAGAAGTCTATATAAGGACGCTTCTTTGGCAACGTTTGGTGTTCAAGCTTTGGCCGGCGCATTTGCAGCAGTTAATAAAAATGCTCCCTTTACCCCTGCGTCAAAAGCTGCTCTTAAAGCGCTTAGCGATTTTGTTCAAGCTAGCGGTGACCCAGCAAACAGCTTGCAGGCCGCAGGCACAATGATAGGAATACTGCAAAAAGAAAAAAAGTTTACCGCAGAAGCAGTTAACGCCGCAAAATCAATTAGCCCTGAATTTGATAAAGCATTTAAAAAAGGTAACTACAAGAGTATCCAAACATTTCTTGATGACCTTAAAAGTGGAAAATTAGCAGCAAACGCCGGTGTCACTGGACAGTCAGATGCTGTTGGAAGAACTCTTTTTGCTCAATTTAAATCTTATTTAAGTTTTGCTTTAGTAGAACTATCGGATGTTGGAACTCGTGTTTTGGAACCGGTCAAAGAGGCTATGCATGATATTTTCGAAGGATTAACACGGTCTTTTCGAAGAGTTTCTGGAGACCTGATTACGTTTGGACGGGGACCATTTTTGAAGGCAATGGTCGCATTTACTCAAAAGTTGGAAGATTTTACTATTGTTTTATTTAGGAAATTTCTTCCAGCAACAGAAGGTTTTTGGAAGAGAACCAGCAATGTTTTCAAACAATTTGCAATTTATTTTCGAGAAGTGAGAGATGCTCTCCAACCTCTTAGAGAAGGTGGGTCAATTGTTATTGATACGTTTGGCAAACCAATAGTAGAAATTTTCAAACAGATAGGTGAAGGAGTAAAAGCCCTAGCAGACCAAGCAGTCAAAAATAAAGAAAATTTTTTGGCGTTTGGTGACGCTTTAAAATCTGTAGTTCAAGGATTTTTTGAAATATCTCGTGCATTAAGGGAGGTTTTTTCAAGAGCGCTTCCAACAATAAATGCAATAACTAGAGGATTTGGAAGTTTTCTCAAAACCATAGCTAGTATTATTACTCGACTTAGTGCTCTCGGTAGTGGGTTTTCAGCCGGAATGATTGGCGGTTTGGGCTTATTGGCATTCAAAGGTAGAAGGTCAGCAAGGTTTAAACGAGGCAGGATGGGCGGCGGTCCAATTAAACAGCTGTCATTAGATGAGGCGATATATACGGGGGTTCCGTTTTCCAAAATGGGTGGAAATATTGGCGCTGATGATGGCCTAGCCCCATTAAGCGGGAAAATGGCATCGGCTATTTCTGGAGCAATGAATCCTGCAGCAAATAATCTTTCAAATGCTGCTGGTCAATTAAGTCAGGCCGCATCTGCTCTGAGCTCTGCAGCAATGCTTGGGAGTGCTGTGAGGGGAGGATTGGGGGGTGGCAGAGTTGACCAATACGGCAATATTCTGGCGTTGCCAAACAGAAAACCAGGACAGAGCAATAAGGATTACCGAAGAGACATTCGTGCGTACAGAGCAATGAACCCAGGAGATAAATTGCCCCCAATCTACCAACGAGGAACTCCAGCACTTACTGGTTCAGTAGGGCTGATGGAACAAAGAACATTAACTAAACAACAATTTCAAGAGCAGGATAGACAAAGAAGAATACAGTCAAGACCATATACAGTCGCTACAGGTCCGCACTCCGTTTTAATAAACAGACCTGGCACGGTGTATGACCATGGCGCCGCATATCGGACGGACGCTGCACTTATGAAATCTGGATTTCTACCAGAAGGAATCTCGGGCAAAATGGGAATCCGTGGAATGATGAGAAGTGGAGGTCTCCCAGCACGCTTAGCGATTACTAAATTTCTTTTTGGCAAAGCAGGAGTTGACCAAGGGAATCGCGGAATTACTAAAAATTTTAAAGGATATCTTGGGCTAATGGACAAACCTGGCTCTGGTAATAACGCACTCGACCGACTGTTGACTAGTGAAAAAGGTGGCAATTTTGGGCGTGGCTATCGATTGGCGTATGACAATTTCCTACAAGCTCAAAAACATGACCCAACTTTAAAATTTAGTCGTGTGAAAGCATTAAAGGCTGCTGGAAAATATTCATTCAGCGGCATGGGATTGGCGGCTGGGATTGGCGGTAGTTATCTTGCTCAAAGTGGCCTCGTTTCTGACGACGCTAGGAGCGCTATAGAAGCAGGTTCTACTTTAGCGATGTTTAACCCAGCACTAGGTGTTGGTGTTGGTGGTTTGATGATGGCAAAAAATGCAAAAACCAGAACGGGTGGCGCTCTTTCTGGAGCTGCCAGTGGTGCAGCTCTTGGCGGCATGATATTTGGTCCTGGTGGCGCTTTAGTGGGCGCCGCGGCGGGTGCTGCGCTTGGAACAATGTTTGCTAGTCGGAATCAAACAAAAATGGTTCAAACGGCTATGAAAAATATTGGAGAAGCACAACTTTCCGCTGTAGCTGCAGGAGCTCTTGAGGGCGGAATGAAAGGGAGCACAGCTAAAGCAAGGGAAATTCTTGCTGCGACTGCAAATTTATCAAACGATTTTGCGGCAATTAGAAAAAGAGAAAAAGCTGGTGTTACTCGAACGGCAAATGCCGAACGCACAAGACTTCTCCAACCATATATTGATGCCGGATTAATCGACGGTAATGCACTTTCTTTAGCAACTAGTGGTAAAAGTAAAGAAGCAGAAAAAGCGCTCCGAGATACACATAAAACAATGAAGCAGGCCTTAACCCCAGCATTCAACCAGTTTGATGAAATCATGAAAAGCTTAAAAATGTCTACGGGCATGACAAGCGAAGCTATTTTTGAATTAGCAATGGAGAAAAATGTAAATCTATACGATACAACCTTAAAACTATCTGATGCGGTTCAAAAATTAGGCGTAGGAATGACTAAAACCGCAACGCAGTTAAGACACGCTCTGCTTGATGTTCAAGTTGGAAGTCTTGATGTATTTACACAATTCAAACAATCGAAAGAAATGAAAGACGCCCTTCAAGCAGCTGGGGATACATTGCGTGGCGGAGATACCTCGCCAGAAGCTATTTTTGATTACTACACAAGACTTCAAGATTTTCGAAACGTTACAAACCCCAATCAACTATTAACAAACTTTATTGTTCAGTCTCAAAGATTTGGCACAGGGACAAATGTTGGTAAAGGCTCAATGTTTCAACCAGGGGGGACACTTTATGGTGTAAATATAAGTCCTGAAGCAGCAGACTTAATAAACCAAGCTCAAAAACAAACTGCAGCTGGTTCGGCTTTTGAGTTGACAAAACAAATAGGTACGATGGTGACTGGCGCTGGTTTTAGATTCAACGATGCGGACCAAGGGTTCACGAGAACACAAGAAGCAATTATTGAGTTAATAAGTGCTGCGGAAGGTGGCGATAGGTCTGCCTTAGATAAAATCACGGCACTTGAAAATGCATTAGCTCAGGGAACAGCCTTTCAAGGTAAATCAGCAAATGAAATAGTAACTATTCTTAGCTCATTGCTCGGCATTTCGGGTAGTGCTAGCGGTCGAGGCACAAAAGGATTTATTGGAAAAAATAACATATTTGGCACTTCAATAGTTGGGGAGTTGTCGGGTCAGCTAGACCCATTTAAAAAGATTCTTAATGAAGAAGCAAAATTAATGCGAGAACAATTTTTTGAAGCTCTCCAAACAGGTTTTTTTGATAGACAAAACACACCAAAATGGTGGAACACAGCGCCCGGTTGGTGGGAACGTGGATACAACGCAGAATTAGAGAATGGGGTACTAAAAAGGCTTATTGCTGTTGGCGATACTGCAACTGCAAAAGCTGGTCAAATAGGTGACACAAGCACTGCTAAGAACCTTAAACGAACCATGGGTAGACATTCGTCATTTGATAAGATGCTGCCCGGAAAAAGAACGGTAACAAGCTCTCTTCGCAATTTCAATCTAGGCTCACCAAGTTCTGACCACGCAACAGGAAATGCTTATGATTTGGTTGGTCAAAATTTGGGTTCCTATTCATCTTTAATCAAAGCTGCTGGTGGTTTTTCTGAGTTTCATGGCTCTGGTGGGTCGCGTCATCTTCATGTTGTTCCACCACCAGGGCCAATGGGTGATACTTCAATGTCTATGCTCTCAAAGATAAGCGGTGGGGACGGCAATAGCACATCGTCGAATAACAACACATTCAATATCACAGTTAATGAATCGGGAGATGCTCAAACAACCGCAAAGGCTGTTGCTCAAGAAATCATCAAAATGCAACGTAATTGGAATTCGAGGGTTTAAATGCCATTAGCAATATCTGGCCGTCAAATTCCCGAAACCGAATATACGCAGCGTGCTTACGAATCTAAAGACTCTGCGAGAAACATTTCTATTCGCAAAAGAGAAACGCGTGCCATGCAACAAATTACGGACCCGTTTTTACGCTATGATTTTGATTTTCCTCCAGTGACAGTGACTCATGAGGGTTACGGAGTTGGAATTAACGAGATTGAAAGACCATATTCAATACCTATAGTCGATATTACTGGAGGGAAATCTCTTAGATGTTCGTTTGAATTTACGATAGCGATTCAAAATGATGGCTTCACATTACCTATAGATAATAAAATTAGGCTTCTTCAGGATATAGGTAACTCTGGAGTACCAGTAGAATTCTATAACGTACATGATTCTTTGTCAATACCTAAATGGTACATCGATAGTATTTCTTTTACTCACTCAAGGCTAAATACTTTAGGGCAGACAACAGCAGCTTCTTGCAGTATGTCTTTAATAGAGTTTGTACCTAAACAAACAATTATGATTTTATTACCGAGGTTTAGTTATGGAAAATTTAACCCTAGAAAAAAAACAACTAACAATTCAATAATCTTAAAACAAATAGATGATGTTAAAGCCGAACTAGCAGAGTTGACTAATACCAATACTGATTATGCAAAAAAAATTAGGTTGGAAACTCGATTAGCCGGACTTCAAAGTTTGCTTAATCAATAAATTTTATGTCAACGTCCCCAAGACCTGAGTATCCAACTGCGCAAGCCGCTGGTATTAATGAATATAATGTCATTGAATATGGCAATATAAATTTAAACCTTCGACCGATAGTTAAATTAAAAGATGGCAGTATAGCTACTATTTTTTCAATAACCATAACAGAAGGTATAGCGGGGGTAAATCAAGTACACACTTTAATCCCTCAGATATCCGATGATGGCGTAAAAATAACTGAAAAAGAAGCGCGAATACTTTACGATATTTCGGGTCGTCATTTAGGAAAATTTGCCGATTTAAAAACCGCAGATAAGTATGCAAAATTTTTGTCTAAACAAGAAAACGCTCGTGTCAAACAACAACAAATAGATAACCCTGATTATCTTGTAGGTGAAAAAACTTGGTATCCTATTTCAGAAATAAAAAACCCATCAAATAGAAACTTAGGCGGGATATTACAACTCAGTAATCTTTATGGGGCGAGCTTAGATACCTTCAAAGAAAATTTAATTTCCGTATCTGTTGACTACGGTGTAGATTTAGATGCAGAAATAACAATAGATGTCATAGATGAAGATTACAAAATGTTTGAAAGTAATTATTTTGTAATACAAAACGATATTACTTATAGGGGTAGACGTTATCAAATATCTGATGTATCAGCAAAACCTGGTCAGGGTGGCTCACCGCTTATAACCGTAAAAGCAAGAAATAAGAGCATCCAACAAATGAGGCGCGACAAGACTCCGGGTTCTGTGACTGGTTCGTCTGGATATGAATTTGCTGGCAATGCCGCAAGAAAGTTTGGGCTTCAATTTGTTGGTCAAAAAACAGCTAAGACTAAATCTACTTTTCAAGCACGTACGGGAGATGGAGAAGAATCAGTATATGACGTATTAAGAAGAACTGCAGGCAACAATCAATTTCTTGTATTTGAAGTAGATGGTGTTTTGGTTTATGCATCTCAAGAGTGGTTATTATGGAAATTTGGAAGTTCTTCTTTAGCTGGTCCAAATAGTAAAAAATATGTACCATTATTGTTTATGCCCAAAAAAACACCACAACAATTAGCACAAGAATTTTTATTAGCTGAAGCCAATGAATATTTCGAATTAGAAACATGGCCAGATTTTAATTCTTCATTTAATGAGCCCTTGGCCGCAGATGGTTCCTGCAATGTTTTGATGCCCCAGGGAGCAGCTTTACGACCCGGACATACTGCGTTGGTTGGCCCATATCCAACTTATTTTTTTGGCGGATATTTAATTACTCGAGTATCCTTTAATGAGGGCTCACCGCGGCCAGCTCAAATTCAATTTAGAACTCCGGAAGAACCAAAAGACCAAAAAGGTAAACCAATTAAACCTCGTACAGGTTCTGCTCCCGGTACTCTAAAGTAGATATATGTTAGATGGCTCATTCTCTCAATTCAGCAACCCTTCAAAAGCATCGTCTAAAAGACCACAACCAGGAGGGCTTTATACGGGTGTGGTAGTCCGTGTTGATGGTGGAATTTTCGTCAGAGTAGAGAAAGTTTCAGCAACGCAAATTTTTGGACCATGTGACGTTTATTGCGCGTATCCGGTAATTAATCAAAAAGTCTTATGTGGATTCCTTGACAATAGATTTGACGAAGTTGTCATACTGGGAAGAGCAACTACTAGTAAAATTGTAAATGACGTTGATTCACCGGTATTGAGTACCGATGGCGCAAACAAAAACTATGTTGATAATCAAATTTTAATATTAAAAGATTACGTTGACAATAATTTTGATTAGGAATTATGAACACAATAAAATTTCCAATTACTTTTGATAGAGGCAAAATTTCTGCATTAGAAGAATTTACGCGTCCTTTTTACTCTCAGATAATTGCTTTGGCTTGTCAAATAGAGAAAGGTGAATTGCCTTTAGAAATAACATATGGTGTCCAAGATGCAACCTTCGTTCGTTTTTCTGATGCGGAACTTCGTTCTTTGGTTGCGCGATTTTGGCCCGAAATTCAGCTAACCGTCGTTAATCAAACAGAACCTGATGCGTCAGGCAATACTCAACTTATTGTAGACTTCGTACATCAAAGGTAAATTTTATGGCTTCTCCAGATTTTTCACAATATATTGATTTAACAATCAATGATAAACAGCCAGACGAAATTTACAACGAAGCTGTTGAATATGCGCGCCTTGCTCTTCCTGAATTTTTCCCACGTCCTGGAACCATTGAAAGCGCTCTTCTTCAAGCTACATCTTTGGTCTCAGCAATAAATCTTGGCGAGATTAACAGGCTTCCAGATGGTTTGATGGAGGGAATTCTTAAATACATGGGGATTATTCGAAAAGAAGCAACTTTTGGAAAAGTAAATATTTCTTTTCAAGTAAGTCCTGCTGGCGGAACAGTACCAGATGGAACAATTGCTGTTTACGAAACAACCGATGGAGACTTAACCGTCAGATACCCGTTCATAACTTCTGGAGATAATTCTGCAGCGGTTGACTCGACAACCGTGACGATTGAAGCTACGTCTCAAGTAGCTGGAATAATTCCAGACATACCATCCGGCACAATACTGTCACTTGCACAGCCTAGCGCTACGGTTATTTCGGCTACTACATCTGGTGTGATTACTCAGGGTGATAGAGCAGAAACCCAGAATGAATATTTCTCAAGAGGTACAACCATTCTTGAGACTTTAAATTCTACACTGGCTACAGCTGGTCAAGTAGAAAAATATATTCTTTCTACATACCCCGAAGTGTATAGATGCAAAGTTTATGATTTAACAAAAGTCGTTTATCATGACGCTGGGGCATCAAGCCTTAATGGCCAAAAAAATAATGGAGTTAGCGCAAGCGTATCTACAAGTAATTCTTTTATAAGCAACGCTAATATTGTTAACAGTACTAACTTTCTTGTTTTAACACCTGAATTTTACGGTGATGATAGCTACGTCAATATCATGCCAACAGGGGTGTATGCCGGTGCTTCAGCAGGAAGCGCCAGTGTTGTTTATACTGACGTTGTATCTGCTTCTGGATACCACGGCCCAATCAATGTTGTTTCCCTTCAGTCTATAGAAACTGGCCAAGTTGGTGATTGGCCTGGATTTTTTGCTATTTATGTTTGCGACATAAACGGAAAACCTATTACTCAAGCCAAAAAATCAGAAATCATAACCGATATTGAGAATCGTATAGTTGCTGGATTATCGTTTGAGCTTCTTGATGCTTATCCAGTTGATATTAATTTTACTGTAACAATTTCTGTTGACCAGGAGTATGGGGCTACTTCTGTTGCTACGCAAACAAGTCTTGAGCTTGAAGAGTTTGTTTCTTTGGCTAATTGGCCAAACTGGAATCAAACAATTAGAATTTTTGACATAGTTGTAAGAGCTAATCGCGTACCAGGTGTTTCCTATGTTTATAGCGTTACATCTTCAGTCCCTAATTTTGCCGGAGGAGCTTCACCAGGTAATGAATTACTTGTTTCCGCCATAAATGACTCAGGGGTTTTAGTTGGTTACTCAATAAATCATATTGGCGTCATGCCGAGAGCTTCCATAGAAGTCGTAGTTATTTAATATGACTGGAATCATTAACAGACTCTCGAGCAATCAATCGTTGCTGACCGTCGTTAATGCTCAAGATGGATGGAGCTCTTCTAATATTACCGTCACTATTGATGGTCAATCTGAGCTTTTTGAAGATGTAAATAATCCCCATAGACAACTAAAATGTTTTTTGATAGACCAACAAATGTCTGGGTCTTTAAGCCTTAGTCAAATTCAATTTTCTGCTAGCGAAACCAACCTACCATTAATTTTTATTTTTGCTATAAAAATGCCTTCTGGCGGGATAATTACTACAACTTTAACTCCTGTTGGCATAGTCGGCGCTAGTTCTGTGGTGGACACAGTAAATTTACAGCAATCTGCAGCAACAGTCAATGCTCCCGGAATACTTTCTCCTCAGTGGTTTATTTTTAGAACAAGCCCATTGGTGGTTGAAGGCTCTAATCCATTTACTGTAAATATTGAAATATCTTTTGCGCCAACAGAAGCCGAAGAAGCATTTTATTTTACTACTCCATCCCTATATCCTCAATACGAATTCTATTTACAAAATAGGGCAGTAGGGGAAGTGGTCTCGTATTTACCAGCTGTTTTAATTGAAACCGATTTAAATGCCGATGTTGTTCCCAATGCACCAATGCTGCGCCTTATTGATGTGGCAACACTTAGTTTGGGTGAGGCCCTGCTTCTAACTGAAGAATTTGCTTATCTTGATAATGAAGATGGTTTTAATGATTTAAATAATAAAACAAAAAGCAAATTAATAAATCACGATATTGCTGTTTTGGAATATTTGGTTTGGCTTTGTAAATTTAATGGAACAAGGCCTGTCACGAGATTTGAATCGTCACTAGAATCGGTATCGGACCCATTTGTTTTAGGTGAAACAGAAGGGGATAGTGGTAGTGTTTTGAACTCCGCTGACACATTGCGTTTGACCAGTTATTTAACTCTTAACCCGCCAGCACTTACAAAAACAGCACAAGAAAATCTTCTTAGATGGCAGCTCGAATATGGTTATTATGGCAAAAATGCTGGGACAATACCGGCATTAATTAGTGCAGCCAAATTAATGCTAATTGATACACAGTACGTGGGTGTCGATTATGATTATGACACAGAACCATTTGTTATCAATATTACGACTAAATGGAATGAAACTTTTGGAACAACTGGCCCAGAATTAATAGGGCAATCATCTGAGTTGGTTTTGGACGCGATTGACTATTCCAGGCCATTAGGCGTTCTAATCAACCACGAATTAATTGCATAAAGTTTATGGATAATCCTGACTCAGAAGAACTCAGAAAATTATTCGACTACTTAATTAATAGCCTATTACCGTCAAGGCTTGTTACAAATTTTATTCTTGTTGCTGAGGTGGTTGATAATGATAATAGCGAATTATCTCTTTCTGTGTCTGATGGTCTAACCCCATGGGCCGCTGAAGGCATGCTAAGGTATGCACAGCGAATGGTCAGAATTGGAGATTTTGACACCCCTATCGAACAAGAAGACAAAGATTAAGTCAATAATCATTATAAGGTATAATTATATTTTCTGTTAGGTAAAACATGACAATTCAAACATTTGTTGCAGGTCAAACCCTGACCGCTTCCCAGATGAATACTCTTCAGGCAAGCGATTTTAACTCAACGCGCAACGTTCAATCCGGCAGCACTTATTCTCTTGCGGCTACCGACGTTGGTAAATTAATTGAATTTACGAACACTGGTTCAGTTGTATTTACCATCCCTACAAACGCTACTGTTCCGTTCAATGTTGGAGACAGGATAGATGTGCTTTTGGCTTCAACTGGGAGCGTAACGATTTCTCCTGTTGCTGGGGTTACGGTCAATGCTGAAGGTGGTTTATTGACTATTTCTAGTCAGTGGAGCAAATTTACTCTTATAAAAAGAGAAACTGATTCTTGGGTAGTTACTGGTGCTGGCATGCAAGTTCAGACTATCGAGATAGAGGATGGTGCTGTAACTTCTGCCAAGATTGCCGATGGGACAATCGTCAACGCAGACATTAGCACCACAGCCGCAATTGATTTAGGCAAACTAGCAGACGCAACAATTGACGAAAAATCAGCAAGTTACACTCTTGTTTTAACCGATAAAAATAAATTTATTAAAATGAATGTTACGACAACTGCAAACACGGTCACGGTTCCAACCAATGCATCAGTCGCCTTCCCAATTGGTTCACAAATTCATATAATCCAATACGGTTCGGGCAAAACACAAGTTATTCCTGTCTCGGGAACCGTAACTATTTATGCAACTCCCGGCACTTATTTGCGAGCACAATACTCGTCGGCGACACTTCTTAAGTGCGATACCAACATTTGGATGCTGATGGGCGACTTGAGTGCGTCGTGATTCCAGGTAATACATCTAGTCAAGGAAAGT